ACCACTACCAGATGCAATAACTGATGATCTTTCAGTTCGTGATGGTAAAGTAGCAATATATCCAGCTTGTTGTAAATTCATATTTTGTGCTGTATCAGTAGTAGCTAATGTTATGCGAAATTGAAAACCTCTACCTTTAAATGCGCCATTTGCAAAATCATTAAAACTACCGTAATTACTCATATCAGTTGAAGTACGTACAGCAATAGTTGCATTAGCTTCATTTGCTACAGATCCATCGAAATCTGTCCATGTATCAATTAAATCTGTTCTATTATCAAATTGATCTCCTACATAGAAACCAACACCCTGGAAATGTCTTTCTAGTTGTAATGAAAATATACCCCCTAAATCTAGGGTTTCTACAAAATCATATGTACCTGTTGAATTTGTAACAGGATTTATTAGTTTTAATCCACCTAAATTAGTATCGTAAACTACGTTAGTTTTTGTACCACCATAAGGTGTACTGTCAGTATCTTCACGATCAGTTTTTACTGTAATTTTATCTAATAATTGTACTTTTGCTAAACTAATTTTTGTTGCATTTGTACTAAACCTACCACCATCATCTTGAAATTTAAGCAAATATGTACCAGTTAAAGCAGGTACAATTACCTCAGATGAATTACCAGATACAGCTTTTATAATATCTTGTGCAGTTTGAAAAGTAGCAGCATTTCCAGTTTGTATAGAGTGCCTCACATAAACTCGACCTCCATGTAATACATCTGCAGAAACAGATTGGTTAAACCTTAACCTTACAAATTGATCATTTACTGGTTCTATTGTTAAACCACTTACATCTTCAGGTACAGCAGTTTTACCAATAGCATTAAATTCTTTAGTTGTAGCATTTGCAGATAAACGTAACGCTGCATTATATGAAAAAACTTGAAATGTATATTTACCAATAGGTGTATCTAATAGTTCAAAATCACTACTAAATACTACTTGTGAAACATAGTTACCATTTTCAAATTTATAATTTACTTGATATTGTGTAACCCCTTCTACTGGTTGCCAATCTACTATTAATTTACTCCTTGCAATGTTGTTTATAGCTATAGTTTTTTCTGTAATAGTTAACGCTGATGGTGGTTCTGCAGGTCTATTTAGTAAAGATATATTTCTAGTTGGTAATGGTGTGCCATCTTCTATAAATGCATATTTTTCTGGTACATATGATAATGCACTAATTGTATAATTCACCTCGTCTTGTTCTTCTACAGCTATTACCCTAAATTTTTGTGCAACAACTGTTGTATCTTGTATTAACCAGATTGTATTAACATTAGGGGTCTGTGAGAACGCTTCTGAAACTGTTATAACCGCACCTGAAATACCTGATATTGATTTAGTGTTTGAAGATGTAAATCCTTTTGAATCGCCAAGCATGGGAGAAGCATGACATATTTTGAGGCATATTGCAATACACAAGGTGATCTTCAGGCAATCATACCTGATATAAACAAGTATGACCAAAAGTTCTTGGTCAGTAACTGGGTATCTCACGCAACTAACGTATACAAAAGCCACGACTGTGGTTATATTGAAGTTTTATTTAGGAGCGGTGAGGATTTAGGTAGCGAACAATCAGGAGTATCAGATTTAGATACTGATGGAGAATGGACATACGATGCCACGAATGACGTAGTGTATATCTATTCTACATCTGATGTATCTGACCTTGTGATGGAAGCAGGAGTAGACTGGGAAGATCTCAAGACCAAGACCATCAAAGAGACAGCAGATATGGTTCGCAGTTATGTTGGCAAGCCTATCTTGCGTGTAAATAATTCGAATGCACAAGGTGCAAGCGGTAGGAACTATCCTTATGTAATCATTAGGTCAAACGCCATACTTGCCTGCGCACAGCTCATCATGCCTTATGACCCAGAAAGAGGTCGTGAGGTGGAAGCGATGGCAATGAACGATGAAGGTACAGGGCTTCTCGATAAGGTAAAGCGTGGTGAGTTTGTATTAGACTCAGATACCTCTGCGGATAAGAACCAAGGTGTGGTCAGACAAATCTCATTGAATGGCTCTACCACAGGTGGAATCATCGATGTTACGAATGTTACGCACCCAATGACCAGGTTCGATGATATTCGTGTGGTAATATCCACAGGTGGTACATTTGCTGCAGGCACTTCATCGCCTGTTAAATACGATGTATATGTTGCTGATGATACTGGATTGAAACGAACAAAGACTGTAGAGAATGAAGTAGTAACAGGCGTGTTTCAGCCTGCTGCTTATGGACTTTCCATAAGGTTCAGCGAAGGTGTGTATGTTGCAAACGATGAATGGGGTATCACTGTGATGGGTGGACATACTAACGAGACTGGTACGATTAAGAGCGGTCAAGTCGTTAGATG